TACAGGCTCACTTGTATGAATTCAACGGTGAAGTAGAGATAGAAGGAACATTCAGTAGCAGCCTCACAGACTGGTATCCTATACGTTCAGAAGAATATCTTGAGACTACTGAAACAGTGGGTTACACGATTAAAGGTTATCACCCATTTATCAGAATGGTATTCACTAGCAACACCGGGGTGGTATCAAACATTTTGGCAAGATGATTTGCCGATACGCTTTGTTTTTACGTAGCAAGGTGTTATAATTACAATGTGTTTGATATACTTCAAATAGTTCCAGGAAAGAAAAGACTATCACAAAGCGGTTGGCATAGTTTCAACGCTGTGTGTTGCCACTACCGAGGTCATGGTGCTGACAAGCGCGGCCGCGGTGGCATACACATGGATAGTGATAACTGGAGTTATCATTGTTTTAATTGTGGATTCAAATGTGGGTTTATGTTGGGTAAACAACTCACTAAGAACACTCGCCAGTTACTGGCGTGGTGCGGCATGGATCCAGATGATATTAATAAGTATAGCCTAGAAAGTTTGCAACACAAAGACTTGCTAGATTTTGTAAAGGCTAAACGCGAAAAGAAGAAAATTAAATTCAAAGAGATGGATTTGCCTGATGCAGAAGTTATCGATTCTGAAAATCCTAAACACCAAGTTTATGTAGATTATCTACGAGGTCGTAAGATAGATATAAGTAGATATCCTTTCATGTGTACTCCGGATGAAGAAGGTAGGCAAGCCAATCGTATCATCATACCCTTCACTTTTGAAAATAAAATAGTGGGTCACACTAGCAGGTTCTTAGATGATCGAAAACCTAAATTTATCAGCGAACAACAGAGTGGTTATCTATTTGGTTATGATTTGCAGAAGCCAGAATGGCAAGTATGTATTGTAGTTGAGGGTATATTTGATGCATTGAGTATAGATGGTTGCGCATTGACTACTAATGGTATCAACGAAGAACAGGCAGAGATATTGAGACGTTTGAATAGAAAGATCATAGTAGTTCCAGATCAAGATAAGAGTGGTATGGATGTGATCAATCGCGCACTTGATTTTGGTTTTCAAGTTAGCATGCCTAATTGGGAACCGGGAATCAAAGACGTAAACGATGCAGTAATAAAATATGGCAAACTCGCTACATTACTAAGTATCTTGCAATCAGCGACTAATAGCAAAATAAAATTAGAGATTAAGAGGAAACAACTTGATAAACGACTATAACATTGATGTACAGACATTGTTTCTGAGAATGATGGTCACGAACGCAGAACTTTATACTCGCGTGATGAACATCATGAATGCAGAAAACTTTGATCGTAGATTGCGACCGGTTGCAGAGTTCATAATAGATCATACTAAAAAATATAATGTCATGCCAGATCCTATACAGATTAAGGCAACGACTGATGTATCTACTGAACGATTAGAGGAACTTGACGAAGGACATTATGATTGGTTCTTAGAAGAATTCGAAGCATTCACTAAGCGACAAGAACTTGAGAGGGCTATTCTTAAGAGTGCAGACTTACTTGAGAAGGGCGAATATGGACCTGTAGAGAAACTGATCAAAGAAGCAGTTCAGATTTCTCTACAGAAGGATTTAGGTACTGATTACTTTGCTGATCCTCGTAGTAGATTGATGGCACTAAAATCTAATAACGGTCAAAACAGCACAGGTTGGCCTATACTTGATCAGAAATTGTATGGTGGTTTCAATCGAGGTGAACTGCAAATCTTTGCAGGTGGATCAGGTTCTGGTAAGAGTTTGATCATGCAAAATCTTGCAGTTAATTGGGCACAAGCGGGACTTAGCGGAGTATACGTCACACTTGAATTGAGTGAAGGATTGTGTTCAATGCGTATTGATAGTATGATGACTGACACTAGTAGTCGCGAGATTTTTAAAGATATTGATAATGTTGAGATGAAAGTCAAGATGGTTGCTAAGAAGTCTGGTAACTTGCGCATCAAATATATGCCAGCACAAAGCAACGTCAATGATATCAGAGCATATGTCAAGGAATTACAGATACAGACAGGCATGAAGGTTGACTTCTTGTGTATCGACTATCTTGATTTGATCATGCCAGTCAGCGCAAAAGTAAGTCCAAGCGACTTGTTCGTAAAGGATAAGTATGTATCTGAAGAACTTAGAAATCTAGCAAAGGAATTAAATGTCTTATTCGTCACAGCATCACAACTTAACAGATCAGCCGTTGAAGAGATCGAATTTGATCACAGTCATATCTCAGGTGGTATTAGTAAGATTAATACTGCGGACAATGTTTTTGGTATCTTTACTAGCCGTAGTATGCGTGAGCGTGGACTTTATCAGATTCAATTGATGAAGACACGTAGTAGTTCCGGGGTAGGTCAAAAAATCGAACTCAAATTTGACGTAGAAACATTACGAATCACAGATGACGGATCCGATGATTCCTATAAGGTTCAGCCCTCAGGAGCGCAGTTAATGCAGAAAATCAAGACTACTAGCGAAGTAGGAACTACTCAGACTGCCGAGAAAACTGATCCTATAACAGGGGAGATAACTCCTGATTCAGGTAAGGTTGTACCCGACGTACAGAGCGCAAAACTCAAGAGTTTATTGGCGTCACTTAAGAAATAAAAGATCCTATTCCAGATAAATACTGTAAGGAAAGAACTATGCAAAAGCGTACCCGTAGCCTTCTAGAAGAACTGGAATTGATCGGTAATAACCGTGATATGAATCACATCATTGAGAGCAGGGCTCACAATGTTATTACCAGTGCCATTAATCTATTAGAATTAATCAATCGTCAATACTCCCCAGACAAAGCCGAAGTACTTGAGAAAAAACTATTAAGTGCTATCAAGGGCAAGGACGCGGCAAGGTTCGCTAAGTCACTGAGGAAGAAAGATGAGAATCAATGAGTTAAATACGTTCCAGAATCTCGCTAGAGGTCTGGCCGGTACAGTCGCATCAGCGCAAGGTACTAATACACAAGGTGTAGGTAGTGCTATGGCAAGAGCCAAGAAGTCAGGATTAAGTGCAGAAGATCAACTGGCACAGGATACATTCGTACAAAAATTCGTTAGTAGAGGTGCTAATGCGTTAAACACTGCTATTCAGCAGGGACTGGTAGACGTTGATTCAACTGATTTAGGAGCCGGTAATGCAACAGCACAACCCACTACGCCGAGCGCAGGAACAACACCTAGCGCACCTCAAGCAGGAGGAACAGCAACACAAGCCCCCGGTACTGCCGCAGGTGCCCAACCCGGTGCCGCCCCGCCAGTAAAGGCTGTACAGCCCGGAGGTAAAGCACCCGGTAATCAAGCAGTACCTACTGGTCAAAAGCAGGGAGCAGCCAAGCCAGAAATTGATGTCAATGTAGATAAGATTGTTAGCGCAATGAGAAAGTTACAGCCAGCCGGAACTAAACCGCTTCCTCCAACATCAAAAATAGCACAAGAAATTACTAAGGATCTTGCAAATGTTGCCCTTAATAAGGATTACTTGATACGTGTAGGCGACAAGATTCTTAAGTTAGACAACGCTGGTTACGATGTTAAAAACTTGCACCAGCAGTTCATGGGTCAATATGCTAAGGGAAATAAGCAAAAAACTATTAGCGAAGATAGACTAGAAGAGATTTACAATAAGTTAACGTCAGTAGAAAGATTTAGAAACGCATTGAAGAAATCAGGATATGATCCTGATCTAGCGGTCAAGCGCATAGAGGCATTGATCGCAAAACAAAAGAAAGAAAGAGAAGATAGAGATAAGTTCTTAAGAACTAATGAAGGTATCATGGATAAGATCAAGGGCGTGTTTAAGCGTCCGGGTCAACCAGCAGCCGCAAGCACTGCCCCAGCACAAGGCGCAGCACCGGCAGCAGGTCAACCAGCAGCACCATCAGGTAAACCTAGCCTAGGCGCATGGTTCCGCGATAATTTCATGAAGGGCTTCTTGAGAGGGATCAATTTAGGATCCTCACAGCAACAGGTTGATGACATACTAAAACGTATGCCACAAAGTTTAAAGGGTAAAACCTTGAACAAAGACTTGACTGATATAGCACAAATTGCTTGGGCTGTTTCAGACCAAGGTAGAAAACAAGACACTCAACCTTAAAATGAATTTCAATAACGAACAAGAATTCTTTCAGCATATTCGTGAAAGGATGCGTCAATTTGATCAGGATGCTTTGCGCCTAAAAGAAGGCAAGGGGCACCTCGATCATCCAGAAGATTTAGTAGTATTAGGAGACGTTGCGGGTGCAAATCAAGCAGTTAATTCTATATTGGCTACTGCTAAGAATCCTAAAACAATCACTATTAAATGGGATGGGTATCCAGCGTTGATATTCGGTCATGGTCCAGACGGCAAATTCAGCATTATGGACAAACACATGTTTAATAAGAAAGACATGTCAGGTCGCAACGTACACAGCGCAGAAGAATTTATAGAATACGATAGAGCGAGGGGGGTGGATCGCGGTGAACTTAATACTCTCATTACAAACATATGGCCCGGTCTTGAAAAAGCAAGTCAAGGAACTAAGGGCTACTACTGGGGCGACTTGCTCTTCGGCAAACCTTTACAAGATCAAAAAGGTCTGTATAAGTTTAAAGCGAACCCTAACGGTATAGCGTATACAGTAGATGTCGATAGCGATATAGGTAAATTGATCACAGGTAAGACTGCGGGTATTGCTGTGCATCAGTTTATACCTGCTAATGCCGCTACTACAGATGAATCAACACCATTGAATGGAACGATAGGGCAATTAAAGAATGATAGCGATGTCGCTATCATTCCTAGTGCTATGCCTATAGTTCCTAATGTAAAGTTAGATCAAGGCTTAGTCAATGACGCTAAGGCTGCTATACGTCAACATGGTCCTGCTGTGCAAAAACTAATGCAAGCACCGCAGGCTAGAAATACATTCAATCAACTATTCACTACATATATCAATAAGAAAATCGTCTCGGGCGATCTAAATGACATGGCTTCTGGATTCATGGATTATTTTGAGACTAGACCCATGACTCCTACTATGAAGCAAAAACTATCAGATCATATCAATGCTAACAAAGCAGGGGTGCAGGGTCTGTTTAGCATATGGGTGGCTATCTATAATCTTAAGAATCAAGTCGTACAACAACTAGCACAGCAAGCAGAACAAAGCCCCGTCAAAGGCTATCTACAGAGTGGCCAGCAAAGTCAAGAAGGTTTTGTGTCAAATGGTTTGAAATTTGTAGATAGAATGGGCTTCAGCCGTCAAAATCTTGCTGGCCAACGCTAGCCAAACCAACATTTTTTTGTGCCAGGCATAAATAATAGTATGAGACAGTAGGTCTCACAACATTAGGAGATTTTAAAATGGCACAATTTACAAGAGTTAATGGTGATCTTAAGCCAGTTCTATGGTTAGATCAGCCAGATTACACAAATTCAGGCGTTAACGCAGTTTCTTCAGCCTTGACAGTTCAGCCACAAGGTCCAAAGTTGGACTTCTTCACTGCAACTGCAAACGGTGCTTTGACAACTACACAAGTTAACTCAGCAATTCAAGCGATTCAGCAATTAGCAACTATCCACATCTATGAGTATACAGACGCAGCTAACGACACATTAGCATTCGCTATATACCCAACTGGTGCATGGACACCTGCTGCTCTAGTATTAGCACTAGAGAACGCAGATGGTCCCGCTTGGGCAAATGCTGTAACTGTAGCATCATCAGCAACTTTCACTAACTAATCATTAGTTTAAGTTAACAAACAAAGGACCCGAGATTTATTCTCGGGTCTTTTTTTTGCCTTAAATAACAACATGCACAGGATTTCCTGCTATACGTTATTTGACATTACAAAGACAGGTGTATTGAATCGCGCAAGGCCGGGGGATGATGTAAAAGATGTGAATGATTGGTATAGAAATCGCAACACACAATGCAATTTTGATACTATATTGCAAGTTATATCATTGCGAGCCCAGCCCGATGTCATCAACGATCCTGTGCGGTTAGAGATTGATTTAGATAAAGAGTCATATTTCGGAACTATGCTACAAGAAGATATCAGAGTTCCTGTATGGAAGTTTGATTTTGAAGTACAGCATAATCGTGTGTTTGAAGATGGAATTTCTGATTTAGGATCATTATATAAAGATTGTGACGGGGTGCCCATGATTCAATGTGATAGTCAATGGCACAAGTCAGGACAAAAACTTGATATAACTTTGGAAAAAAGGAACATATATTTTGTTAAATATGAATATGAATAAGTCTTATCTAGCGAACAAGATAAAGGACATGTTTATCGTCAAGGAGTATGACGGTAGTTATAACCTTTTTGGCACCTATATAATAAACCCTGAAAAGACCGGTATATTCAAGGTTGTCAATATGCTAGATCCATATGCAGAACAAATAGAATTTTCCACACTTAAATATGCAGTAACCTATTGTGTGTTTGAGAAGAATCGAAAAGATAAAGAGACCAAAAGACTTAAAGAATTAGATCGCTACATAGGCGGTTTAGAAGTATCTATAGCACAGCACAAAAAGCTGATGAATAGCAGGGATATTCCTGATAAGTTTATCTATCTAGCAAAATTGTTAGAAGACCAACTTAGAAGGAAAAATGCTTTGAAAGAGATAGAAGCATATGCATCTATGTCCAAGCATATACAGACTAAAAAGTATCAAGAATCTAAGGATGAAAAGTAACAGATTCTTGATAAATATAACTATTAATGTGGGATTTTAACCATGAGACTCAATGAACTAGATAAAACAAACGTAGCAGAACAAGCCCTTAAGGCTAATTTCGATGTCAACCTTGACATGTCAAGATTGAATCGCGCACAAACTAAAGCCATGATGGAACGAGTATTCGGTCTCATCAAAGAGGCTAAAGCAAGCCCTGATTTCTACAAGAATCATGCTAGCCCTTCATACATGAAATTAGTATTCATGGCTCAGGCACTTACTGAGCATTACAAGAATACTAAGGCTGCTAGAATAGTTGTTGAGAATGAAGAAGTCGAAAAATCACAGGTCATCTTGGCAGCACAAGATATGCTTGACAGCATTCAAAAGATGATCGAAGAAGTTAACGACATGTTAGTTAAAGAACTACCTGCATTAGCAGATAGTATTCAATCAGAAATCGGTGTAGAACAGTCTGGTACATTCAACCAAGTAGCAAGCCAAGCCTTGACTACTTTGAATCAAACACTAAGCCAGACTAAGAGTGAGATGAAGAACGCCATGAATGCATTGACTGGCGTTGGTAGTCCAGAAGCACTAGGTGCACCTCCTGCAGGCGGTGAAGAAATGGCAGTGACTGACGTTGCAGCCACATCAGGTCCCGGCGGCGAAGAAGTAGTCGGTGCTGAAATGGGTGCTGAAGTTTCCCCGGACTTAGAAGAACCAGAATCTGAACCAGCAGGCGGAGTTGGTCGCGAGTTGAGGTAAAATGCACCTCTACGAGTTAGTCAATGATCCTAAACTTGTTAAGTTGATTGCGGCAGTCGATCAACTTAACACCGCATTGGATAGCAAAAGAATTACAGATAATTGGACTATTGACAAACTTCTCACATATTTTAGAAAATTTGATCTAACGCTATCTAGAGACGATTTGTATTCTATGATACAAACGAAACCTCTTAAAAATGTAGTTAGCAATATCGAAGGTGACACTGTTGTGTTCAAAGGATTACCGCAACAACCACAACAGACTGAAGCACCTCCGCCCGAGCAGAGTCAAGAAGTAGTAGCACAAATGGCTAAATCAGCCATGAATAAATCTTGATGTGAAATTTATAGTTTTAGATTTAACAACCGGCAAGATAAGAAATACTCCTGTAGTATATCTTTCAACATATTTGGAAGATCATGGTTGTACGCAAGTCTTAGAAAAACCAGACAATGAATTCTATTTGATTATAGGATGCATCCAACTTATGCGTTGGTATAATAATTCACATACTTACAAAGACATCGAAATCATTAACGATGTTAAAAATAATAAAGCCGGCTTAATTTTAACAACAAATGTAGACTCATTTGGATTATTACCAGTTGTACATCGTGAACGAGATCCGGGAGGATATTATAATAACATCACAAAGTATAACATCGTTGAGAATGTAAATATCGGATGTGACTCTTTAGGTATCGATTCTAAGTCTGTCATATACATAGATACTAATTATAAGATACATGATTTATTCAAAAAACATGGCTTGTCTGCATTCTGGAATAACATCTTTGAAAAACTCATGCCTCCTATAGATTTGAATACGATTATTCAAGATATAAAAAACAAAAAAGACAGAGAGAAGAAATTTTTATACTTGGGCGGTAAGGGCAGAATTCATAGACTTCCTTTTGTGAATGAGTTATTAAAGATACCTGACTTTAAAAATGATTCTTTCTTATCTACGGGTGGCGGTAACTTTATAGATTTTTTTACCAAGGAACAAAAATGCATAGACGACATAGTTTTAGACATAGAAGATATCAGAGACATACCTGAAAATTTATGTCTTGCCAATAACAATTATCATGTCAAATCATATGTTAATATAATACCTATGAGTTATTTTTATTTGGATCACACCCACTTAGAAATAAACGAAAAACTTTTTAAGCCGATCATAAATTTCCAGCCATTTTTAATATTGGGACAAATAGGAACTCTACGTGTGATGCATCAGTTGGGTTATAAAACATTTGATAACTGGATAGATGAATCATACGATACTACTATGAATGATGATGAACGATTCATAAAGGTATTGAACGAAGTAAAAAGAATATCTAAGATGAGTACTATAGAACTCAATGACATGCTTTTAGACATGCTGCCAACATTAGAATATAATGCGAACCTGCACAGGACTAGATATCTTCAGAAAGATTATTCGATATTGGATAGAATATTAAACAAATTTAACCAATCAAGATGACATTCGGTATGATTAGTGATATTATAAGGAATAACAACTATGATTAACGTGACTGATATAGCCAAAAATAAGTTTTTAGAACATATCAAAAAAAGAGGTAGAGGACAAGGAGTTCGTCTAGGAGTGAAGACCACTGGGTGTTCTGGTCTAGCATATGTATTAGAATTTGTAGACAGCCCGGACGAGACTGATATCTCTGTAGATCACGGCGGGTTAAAGTTTTATGTTGATCCTAAATCTATGGTTTACCTTGATGGGCTTACTGTAGATTTTCAAAAGAAAGGATTGAATGAAGGATTTGAGTTCATTAATCCTAATGAGAAAGATCGTTGCGGCTGCGGAGAAAGTTTCAGAATATGACAAGGATATCCCACATCGTCACTAATGGGTGTAGTTTCACTGAAGGCAACGGTCTAGCAAATAAAGAAGAATCCTGGCCACATAGACTAGCGCAACGTTTAGGAGTAGACGTTGTTAACATAGGTAAAGGTGGTTCTGCAAATGACACGATATTACGTAGAACTTATGAATATTTCTACGAAGACATTCATAACAATAATCATCCTTTATATGTCATCATGTTTTCTGCTATCACTAGAAAAGAAAGATGGTTTGAGGGTAAAAAAGAGTACGGGACATATGACACATTTCAAAAAGATCCCGGTAGTGTAGACTATGTGTTGAATTATAATATGGACTACTTTTATAAACGAACCATGTTATATAAAAGCGCATTGAGAAATCTATTTCAGTTGCATGACGTACCCTACATGTTTAGTCTTGCTATAGAAACATTGAACGGTACCGAAAAAGATTCAATGTACGAGAAAATGAGCAAACAAGCACCTAATCATTTTTCTATATTGTGTGGTGATAAGAACGATATAGGTGATCTAGCACACATTACTGAAGGGTCACCACTGACCCCTTGCGGTCATTGGGAACGTGAAGGACATACAGCAGTTGCTCATCATCTTTACACAAAAATTTATGAGAACTATAAAAATATAGAAATTGCACCCAGTAAAAATTACTTGAATAAAGAAACATACGTAAATGCATTTGAACCCAAAGTTAGATTATGATTTATATCCCCGACAAATACCCCTATAAAGAATTGAAGCGCGAGACTATTAATGGCTCACGAAAATATATGACCCCTGACGGACACGCGGTCCCTAGCGTCACTACTATACTTGATGCGACAAAGCCTGAAGAAAAGAAGCAAGCGTTGCGTGAATGGCGCAAACGTGTAGGTGAAGAGAAGGCTAAACAGATAACCACTGAGGCTGCGGGTCGCGGAACACGTATGCACAAGTGGCTTGAGAATCATGTAAAGACAGGTGATACAGGACAACCGGGAACTAATCCCTATAGCATACAGAGCCATCAGATGGCCAAGACCATCATTGAAAAGGGACTGATCAATTGTCAGGAATTCTGGGGTACGGAAGTTAGTCTTTACTTCCCCGAGATTTATGCAGGAACTACAGACCTCGTAGGAGTTCATGGTAATAGTGAAACGATCATGGACCATAAACAAACAAACAAGCCTAAAAAGCGTGAATGGATCGATGATTACTTCCTTCAATTAGCCGCATATGCATTAGCACATAATGAAGTATGGGGTACTAAAATACGCAAGGGTGTCGTTTTCATGTGTTCTGCGGATAATCAATATCAAGAATTCATTGTAGAAGGGTCTGAATTTGATAAGTATACAGACCTCTGGTACACCCGTTTAGATCAATATTACACACAGTTCCTGTAATGTAAAAGCATAAATAGTTGTACTACTTGGTGAATGTACAACTATGTCTATATTACAGATTTCTAAAATACAGCAACGTAGCGGCGATTTAGTCGATCTACCTCAACTTGATGAAGCAGAACTAGGCTTCGCCTCCGACGTAAAAAAACTGTTTATAGGTAAAACCTTAGGGGAAACTCAGAATATTGAGGTTCTCACTGCATTTAGCGAGATCGCATTCGATCAAATAGACGGCGCTGTAGGTAACCTGAACATTAATGGTACCACATTGGCTAATGGCCAAGTGTTATCATATGATGGGAACAATTGGGTTAACAAAGGCGGCGGCGCAGGTGGACTAATCAATCTAGGAAATGTCACTGACGTTTCTATATCAGGTGGTGAGATCGGTTATGTACTCACTACTGACAGCGATGGTGGATTGAGTTGGACCCCAAAAGGTCTAATAGTACTAGACATACAAAATATATCAGCAGCACCAGCATCCAGAATGACATTGACAGAACCGTATCCTTTGAGTTCTGGTGTTGAAATAACTGTTCAATCAATATTACCTGGATCAGGCGCCAATACACAATATGCAAGCACATTTAACGGTAATGTGTTTTGGTTGAAATCAGTACCGGGCAATTTACAATTATACGATATCTACTCAGACGCAGGATTGACCAATGCTATCAGCACTACAGGTTTTGGAACTTATCCAGGCAACGGTATCGCTATATTCAATACTACTACCGCTAACGGCGGTTTAGTTGCAGGCGGCAACACAAGCATACAGTATAACAACGGATATGATTTTGCTGGCGATACAGTACTGACATGGAATTATTTAAATAATACATTGCGTGTAGGTAACGCCGTAACCCCTACACCCGGTAATCTAGTAGTTACAGGTACTACAAATTTAGGTGAAATATCAAACGTTACTATCACCGGCGGTGAACAATATCAATTCTTGAAAACAGATGGTAATGGTGAATTATACTGGGGTAACTTAAGAGAAGATCCAGTAGGATATTATTTCCATAGACAAGATACTGCCAGCGTTACATGGACAGTAATACACAATCTTAACACACAATTTGTAGATGTCACACCAATCAATGGCGCCGGATACTCATGGACAGGTAGATATGATTATCCAAGAGTAACATTCGTTAATGCCAACGCAGTTTCATTGACATTCAATTCTGCTGAATCAGGATATGTCGTAGTAGAAGGTGACAGTGCGAATACAGAAACTTATTATTTGCATACACAAGCCGCACCAAGCACAACTTGGAACGTCACACACAATCTTGATACGAGATATGTAGCAGTAACACCGGCAGATACAGGCAATGTATCTGTCATAGGTGAATATAATTATCCAACAGTTAATTATACTGGTGCAGACACATTAACATTGACTTGGAGCACAGCAGTAGCAGGTAACGTATCAATTGTAGGTAGTAATTCAATGGCTGGATATTACTTACATGATCAAACAGTTGCTAGCACAACATGGACAGTCAATCATAATTTAAATACAAGATATTTAAGCGTCACCCCAGTCGATGCCACTAACGTCAGTTATGTAGGAAGATATGATTATCCAGAAATTTACTATAATACACAGAATCAATTAACGTTAACATTCCCTACTGCTGTTACAGGTAAGGTCGCTGTGATAGGTAGCGGCGGCTATGAATATCCCGCCGGTGGAGTAGATACATCTGTTCAATTTAATGATGGTGGTGTGTTGAATGGAACTACAGCCTTCACGTTCGACAAAACATCAAATACAGTAAGTGTTCAGAACCTAAATACCACTGTGATCACTACTGGTGCAGCAGCCACTTCAGGAACAATCACGGGTAATTGGACTTTAAGTTCCGGCTCAAGATTAACAGCAACATATGCAGACTTGGCTGAATTCTATTCGGCAGACAAACCATATTTACCTGGTACAGTATTAGAGTTTGGTGGTGATGAAGAAGTTACTGCCGCATCATTGGAAACGAGTAAAATAGCAGGTGTTGTTTCAGCAGAGCCGGCATATGTCATGAATGGTGCTATACAAGCACAGAATCCTGTCATGGTAGCGATGATGGGTAGAGTGAAAGTAAAAGTTGTTGGTTTGGTGAGCAAGGGCGATATGCTTGTAAGTGCAGGTGACGGCTATGCTAAATCATCTAAATCACCGCAGATAGGAACTGTTATCGGTAAAGCGATTGAAAACAAAGTTGATGAAGACGAAGGTTATGTCGAAGTCATGGTAGGACGATTATAAGATAAATACTTTATCAGGAATAATATATGGCAGCGGCAATTTATACACCAAGCGGATCAAGTCAACTTACATCAGTAGCAACTACTGAGAAGGTCCGTATCTCCACAACAAGCAGTGCAATCGCTGTAGCAGTGGGAAACAGTTCAGTAACAGCAAATCTTACTGCCTGTGAAATTATTCCTGCAAATACAGTCAACAATAGTTTTATTGTTGGTGAAGGCAATTACATAGCATATATTAGCGTGAGTGGTACTGGCATATTCTCTATCACAGAACTCGGCATGCCAATCGGCGAATAATTCAGCGTAAAAAATAAGACTTTTTTGATAAATAAATCATATACTCTCATGGTGAGAGTTTATGCGGTACCCCGCCGCGTACCGGCTAGAACCCGGCATTATAGGAGATAAAACAATGGGTCGTCCACTTAAAATCGCGAAAGCGCAAGCCGTTATTACTATCACAGCAACTAACGGCACAACAGAAGTTGTAACTACAAACGCAAATTTTACTAATCTAGGTATCATCGCTGGTATGCCATTCATTCCAGCAAGTAACGTTGGTAACCTAGTAGCAGGCACAACATACTGGATATTACAAGTATTGAACGCCGGCGCAAACAGCACATTCACTGTTTCAGCAACACAGTTATCAGCAAACCCAACATACACTAAGTTCAACTTAGGTACAGCAGGTCCTGTCACTGTAGCGGCATCAGTTGGTGTTGTTGATGCTTATTTCAATAATCCACTAGGTGGTGCAGGTTATCCAGCAACTAACGCTAATACATATGGCGTCGTTGGTGGTAACACAGCAATCTATGGTTCACAAACATTAATCCGCGCGGCTATCGGTGTATCAGGTACAGGTACAATTAGTGCAAGCACAGCAAGCACTACTGTCACCGGTACTGGCACTTTATTCACTACTGAATTATCAGGTGGTGAGTGCATCACTGATGCAGAAGGAAATGTATTAGGTTTCGTTGATACAATCACTGATGACACTACTCTTGATCTACTTGCAAATAGCAACGAAGATTATGATGGTGCATTCGTGTTCGCATTGAACGAGGCAGGTTTTATTGTTCGTCAGAAAGGTAAGACAAAGTATCTTGTTACAGGAACAACTAGCGGATTGACTGCGGCTTGCTATACAGCAAACGTAGCCAACGCAGCCTTGACTCCAAACACTTTCAATATCTTAGCAACTTATAGTGATGCAAGCACTAAGTTTGTATCATCATTAAATGACTATAACAGTGAAGTGTTCCCTGCACAGGTTGCAGCAGCATCATTGGTAGCAGGCACAGTATATACCATTTATAAAACAGGAACCACAAACTGGACATCAGTTGGTGCTTTCTCTAATATGACTGGTGTTACATTCACTGCAACCGGAGCAGGTTCAGGTACAGGCACAGCAGTGCTAGCAACTGTAAATCCTGATGTGATTGCATCGTTCAACTCTGCTATCGCAGCGAACGCTTTGGCATCTCTACCACCTGTAGTAACTATAAGCAACGCTTAATAGGAACATACTATGTCTACAAATGCCGCAAAACGAGTAGAACAGGCCGAGACAGAGATCGCAGTTCTTCAAGTTCGCATCAATGTTATTGATGAGAAAGTTGATGAATTAAAAGTCGAAGTTAAAGACCTGCATGACTGTTTAGATAGGAACATGGATGAGACTAAAGTTATCCTCAAAGAATTTCAAGAGGCTAATAAAAAATCTCATGATGAACTCGCCGAAAAACTTGGCAACATGGAAAAAATCAAATGGATGCTAATGGGAGCGGCGGCAGTTCTAGGCGCTACGGGCGTTGAAGCATTTAAGATGTTCTTGAAATAAGTCGAACAGACTTAGTAAAAACGGGGCTTAGGCCCCGTTTTTATTTTCAGTAAGGCTCTTCAGTTTCTCTTTTACTATATCAATATTGATAGTACTGAATAACCCAGGATGCATTGGTTTAGGATGTTGATCAGCCCCTATCCAAGCATAACCCACATGCTCATCGTTGAGATAGGGAACAAATTCTTCATCGACTGCACAAAAGAACGTATGGTAGGTGAAACTATTATTAACGAACTTTTGTATGGGTACTAATTTTGGATCAGTAGGCCAGAAATTTACTTCTTCCATACACTCGCGTTCTAGCCCTTCTAGCAACGTCTCACCCTGTTCAATTTTACCGCCCGGCACACCCCAAGCAAAATTGGCATCACTACGCATCAGATATAGAAATCTGCCCGTTGTAGTACAATAAAAGAATATGCCAGCCGAAGTATTTTTCATTAAGACATTATAGCAAAAACAATATTAAATGACAATACTATAATCGCCCTGGTCATACCAACCTTCATACGATTTCATCCATTGCCCTTCTTGGTCAACGTAGCGATATTGGATATTAGTAGTTAGATTGGTTACATACTCCACGACAGTAGATGCACTAGCATCGAAACTCACAAACCAATCTCCAGTACTGGCATCATATTGTATGATGTCGTTTGCTTCTGCTATCAAAGAACCCCAAGCCACTGTGCTAGATCCGGTGGTGCCGATGTCTTCTACAATCAAGTATCTACGACCGTTAACAGGTCCGGGCAACCCGGCATTTGGCCCCGACAATTGTGGATTAACCACTGCATCCACTGGGGCTAATGTATTTTGCGGTAATGTATCTGGATCGATATCATAGATCAATAATCGATCATCGACTGGATCAGGAACTATAGTACCTACTATGTCATCCTCCATATATGGATTTTGTAACCATATTTGACTGATGCCCGGCTTCACTTTGCCATATACGTTCAATAAACTCTGCCAATACAGATTAGTATTAGGAGGGGTCGGGTCATTTAGATCCGTGTTAGGCGGATAGAATGCAACATCTTGAGGTAATAATTGCAATCTATTACCTATCAACAATACTTTATATCCATATGGTGTTATCTTTTGTCTTGTACCCAATAATAAATCCTCATCTTGCATATCTTGTAGTGCTTTGCCTTTGTATATGCTTGCGATGATTTTGTGTATGACGCCCATCTTTTTGAGTTTACTGCTAGTACTCAACCATATAGGCATATAGAATTTCCAACTTAACACATCTATGGGATTACCTGTACCTTGCGGTATACTGCGACTACTGAATGTCAGACCATCTTGATAGACAACACTCAATGATGTCCAGTCAACAAAATTATCAGTGCTTTGTATCTCTAAACTAGGATTGAATATCGTACCTAGTTGTTCGATCAATTGTAATTTTTGATTATAATTCGTAGTCCAGAAATCAACTTGCATACGTAGTGTATAAGGTACAGGCATCAATCTTTCAACTGTGAATGCTTGACCCTGGGTAGTTTCATAACTTTGAGTTTCTGTATTGTATGCACGTTGTCTGACATTTACTTTTTCAATAAATGTAGGATTTTGCATCCAAGATTGATTATATTCTAGACCTGATATCCAATAAGTTATGATAGGTGCACTAGGCAAATTGCTTGCGCTATTATTAGCGATCACTGTGGATACTTGTCGGCTTTGATCACCGTACATTATAGGAACACGTATCAATATGTCATTACCGTTAGGGTCTTTGCCGTTGGTCACATACCAGTTACTAAAAATTTTAGCGAACTGTAGTAAGAATCTGCGTATCTGATTGTCGTAAAAAAATTGTGCCATGTGTTACTCTTATGGTTGGGGCGGTAGAATGTCTGGTGCTAATTCCAAGATACTTGATAATGGTTGTGCAGAAGGTATCACTTGCTCTTGGTTGTTGTTATATATCACACCTTCATTATTAATGAATTGTGACTTTTGTGCTTGATCGTCTGCTGTAAATCCAGTTTCTGTTCGTACATTAGTGCTTATGCGAACCCATAGTTTTCCATCCCAACGATATAATATCTGCGGCATGTAATCGATACGCAAGAAGTAATCACCTACTTGAGGATTTTGCGGGAACGCTATACCTGCACCACTTGGGTATCCGTTAGGTGCAGTACCGTCTCCTGTGAGATATCCTGCTTCATAGCCGAAACTTCTTGGGCTTGCGCGACTGATATATTGATATGCTGGATCGCAGTCTGCACGATAGTCCATAGTATTTGGACCATATGGCTCTGTACCGGTGAATCCTGATTGAGTAGGATCCTGATCAGCAGTAGCATATGTGTTGTCAGCAGTACCGTATGGTCCAGTGACTGGACCTAAAGACATCACTGATAATACCTTATTACCTTCTAACGCACCTGATCCGCTACCCTCACGTAATTGCATTGGAGCAGTCTCAGTCACTTCTATGTTTGCCTGCACGTGGACATCCATCTTAGTGATAGACATATCCGCAGTCATATCCCATATGCTCTTTAATAATTCTTTGCTTACTTTGATTCCTGCGCTAGGATTCTTGAATTTAGGATTGCGCATGAAAACTACAGTACCAAATGACCCTGTGCTTGGTGCGCCGCCGCTGTAAGTGACTACATTGATAGGTGGTGCGGGCTGATTTAGTTTACCTGATAATGTGTTATTAGTCTCATAGATACCGTATGTAGGAACAACATACAGGTCTTTGTTGTTGTAACCTGTTTTGGGTAATATGCGTTTTGCTTCTTCAAGTTGCGCGTTATTAATCTCAATGTTCTTATTATATGTTGACAAGATATCTTTGAGATTTTGATTAGGATCAAGTTGCCAATATGTTGGATTAGGTGGCGCGATGCCTGCTGGCACCTCAATCAAACTTATATAATTCTTATCTCCATATGTGATTACATATCCAGGAGGATATACTTTATCTTTGTCCCAAGGACCCAACCAATTGTCTTTGTTGATTGGTTCTGTTAATATCTGTGTAAATTCTTGACTATCTACTAATGGCTCACACTTAATACGCCATAAGTGTGGATACCATGTCTGACTGAAACCTTCGCTAGCGAAGTTGGCGTCTGTTATGCTATAGAAACGTTTCAATGCTACCGGTATCGTTTCTTTCAATGGATTGTAATCTAACAAGTGAGGTAATTCTAATACGTCACCGACCATCAATTTGCGACCAATGATATCGATCATGTCGTTATAATGAACTGCGATGAATATGATGTCGTTGTTTAAGAATAATCCGAACTGGCTGAGGTCAAAGTCTAGATTCTGTACGCTATAATGTCCACGCAATCTATAAATGTTAGGATCGTAAACTCTATCGCGATTTTCCAAAAACAATAGATCCTGTATCTGTGTAGGATCGGGACTAACATATTGGGGTTGTGTATAGTCTGCACTAGGGGTCTGAGCGTTAGGACCCATGTATTTGTGTATATAAAGATCGGTACCGCCAACAGTCAGTTGCTCCGAAATGGTCTTATCGAAGAACTTGTAATCGTTAGTTTTGGTTGGATGATATAGCGATAATTTGGGCATACATGTATTTAGTCTAGTATTCAATGGCTTAAATAGGACTTGACAATGGTATTTAAAGGTAGTAAACTAGATGCTAGTGTTAATAAACTGGAGTAGCATATATGGCTCGCACCAAAACGCATGAAATTAAAGAACTGCACCCTAGGGATGCTGATACGAAGTATTTCGGTCCCGAACCCTTTTTTAAACAAGATGAATCTACTAAGTGGAGTCTAGGTAATGCACTAACTTGGTATGGGCATTTTTACGATAAGAAAGATGCCCGAGAATTTATTGCCCAATATCTTGAATTCAAGGGCAAGTCCGAAAAAGCAAAACTGATTCGCCGTGTTCCAGACAATAAAGTTGTCACTAGCAATGGTTATCTTGCTAGGTGTTTTATGCGCGGTTATGAATCTGAAGAACACACACAGCGGCTTGATGATGAGATCGAACGTATGATCCGTACTATTGAGGTTGCGCAGACTGCTGAGAAGCCGGTTACTAATCGTCCCAATGTACAAGAAATCATGCGTGAGAAAACGCATGAAGCAGGTGGAGAACTTGAAGGCCTCTGGGATGAATACATTCAAGATGGATGTAAGAAAGAAAATAATATCAATACCATAAGCGTGTTGTCTCAGTACAATATTCTTCCACAGCACATTCATATCTTGATTGATGCTTGGACTAAGAAGTTGAATGAGTATACTGAATTGCAGGCAGGCAAAGATGAACAGTTGAACGAAGCCTATGCACGATTCGGTAAGATTCAGATTCGTAACATCATTGGTACGATTGAATCAGTGATTGGCGAACTCAATAGTTATATCAATATTAAGAAGACTGGTCGCAAGCCACGTGCTAAGAAGCCCGTCTCAGTCGAGAAGATCGTTCGTAGCCTCAAGTATCTCAAGACGTTCAAACTTGATAAACTTGAATTGGTAAGCGTACCACCTACTAAGTTGCATGGTTGTGCTGAGGCTTGGGTCTATGACACCAAGAAGCGTAAACTGCATCACTATGTTGCTGATGATTACGCAAAGAGTCTTACGGTTAAAGGCAATAGCGTTCTTGGCTTCTGTACCAAGCAGAGCGAAATTAAGACGTTGCGTAAGCCTGAAACTCAGATCAAAGAGATCATGGGTAGCAAGCCAGCGGCACGTAAGTATTTTAAAGATATCAAGGCTGTAAGTATTACACCCAATGGTCGCTTTAATGCTGATATGATTATTTTGAAGGCATTTTAATATGACTGATTCATTCGATCCAATAGAAAAAAGAATGGAAGCATTGATGACTATCATTGATACTGCTATTTTTTCAGCAGAAAATCCACATGATCAGTTGATGTTAGCGTGTGCTATGATGCAAAGAACTAGAGAGATTTTTGATCAAGTACTAGGCGAAGATGGTAGAAAAAAAATGTTCAAGGAGTTAGTATGAATAATGTCGATTTAAACAAATATATGGAATTCGTAGAGGCTGTAACTAGCAAAGAGAGTCATGATCTTACCACGTTCATGAATCAGTTAGATAGGCTTGATGGGAACTATGAAGCATATGGACCCAACGGCGAATACATGCATGGACCGGATATCAACGTTCCATTGTTGCTTTGTGGTGCTATCGGTCTAGGTAGTGAGACTGGCGAGTTTCAAGAGATCGTAAAGAAGATCACGTTTCAGGGTAAGCCGCTTAACAATGAGACATTGTTTCACATGAAGCGTGAACTAGGTGACATCATGTGGTATTGGGTCAATGCTTGTCGTGCATTGAATCTTGATCCTAATGATGTAGTAGCCGAAAATGTCAAGAAGTTGCAGGCCCGATACCCGGGCGGACACTTTGACGTATTCCACAGCGAGAACCGCAAAGAAGGTGATTTATGAGTGCTATCCGAGCTAAATTGTTAAAAGTAAATTTTGATCATTTATATTTTCCCAATGCTAAACATTGTAATGATGGTAGCATGGGAAGAGAGATCGAAAATGAATTACGCCGTCAAGGTTTTAATGTTAGATCGGATAGTGTCATTGATATGCCTGACCTATTATTAGAAATCAAAACTAGAAAAAGTTCTAGTAGCGCCGCGCACACAGTGGGCACTATGACACATACTAATATATTGGCTAATTCTTGGGATAAAACCTCGTTCAAACAGAAATTACAAAGCCAGTATAGAGTGATTATTGATGTAGAAACCGGCAAAGTGGGTAAAGCCGCAGTCGTGCATTTTCATGACGACCCTGATCTACAGAATGAGTTGCGTAAAGCATATGAAGATGCTAGATCGATTTTGCACGATCATTACTTCCAGACTGGAACTATACTTGAATCCTGTAGTATCAAAAGCAGTAAAAATAGCCCTGCGTTTTTAGAATATAAAGACGGAAATAGTTATGCTTTTAGGATCACAGATTGCGGGATGAAGAGATTTATACAAATGGCAGGGACCGCCCCGGTGTTCAATAGTCTTTTCGAATGATAGGTATTCCGATAAATACACATATTAATCGGAATATAACATGGCTGCGGATCCACTATCAACACCAACTAATGCTAACTTACAGCAACTAAAAGACGCGATGTTCGACAACCTAAGGTTACGCTTAGGTGGTGACATCATCGATCTTGAATTAGATCCTCAGCATTATGAGGCAGCATATGATTATGCTATCAAAGTGTATCGTCAGAGAGCGCAAAACGCTACTCAGGAGAGTTACACTTTGATGACTATCATAAAGAACATTGACACATATACGCTTCCTAGCGAATTCATCAACGTTCGTGCTATTTTCCGTAGAACTGTTGGTCTTGAGACTGGTCCTTCAAGCACAAGTTTTGACCCATTTAGTAGTGCTATCCTCAACACTTATCTGTTGAATTATAACTATACAGGCGGCATGGCAACATATGATTTCTATGCTGGATATGTAGAATTGGCAGCACGTATGTTCGGTGGATATGTCACATATACATTCAATCCTGTCACTAAAGTATTGCGTACTGTGCGTGACTTCAAGGGAACAGGTGAGCGTGTATTGATCTGGGCAGATATCACACGTCCTGAGACTGAGATATTGCAAGATCCAGGTGCTGGCATATGGCTCGCTGATTTTATCTTAGCACAACTCAAGATTATCATCGGTGAAGCCCGTGAGAAATTTGGTACCATTGCAGGCCCGGGTGGTGGTACGAGTTTGAACGGTACTGCTATGAAGAGTGAAGGCAAAGCCGATATGGAACGTTTGCTTGAAGACTTGAAGCGTTATCAAGATTACAGCCAGCCATTGACTTGGATACAAGGCTAATACACGATTTAGGCATGTTAAAGATATTCAATCCAGGAAGACATATAGGAGATGTCTTCTTGAAAGACTACCATAAAAACTTTCTACCTTTTGACATAGAATTTCAAGATTGGGAATATGTCACTGACATCAAACAGGCAGATATCATTGCATTACAAGGGCATGATTTGTTTCCTGAAATAAATCTAATACAAAAAGTAATAGAGATCAAAAGTCTTAATCTAAGACCAGAACAAAAATTATTGTTCCTTCATATTTTTCATATTGACAATGTATTTGCCGATACGACTTATTATCTTTACATCAGAAAATTATTAGAACAAGAAATACCCAATGATATAGTGATAGTGCATCCTAACTTTGCACAGCATAGAGAATTATATTATGATTTTTTATGGAATAGGCAAAAGATATATTTCACAGAGTATGATAAGATCGATTTAAAAGATAGGCTCTATACTCATGGCACAGACGCAAAAAGTTTTGCATTAAGACCTATAGAAAAACACGGTTCTATGAAAAAGTTTTTGTGTCCTAATCGCATATATGATTTTCAACATCTGCGTTTAGAATACAGGAAAGACTTAGCATATTTTTTAGAGCCGTATGCTGATCAAGGTTATGTTAGTGATCCTGTGAAAGGTAATATACTAGAAGCAGAAAATTCTTTTACTAATAAGTTCTTGGCTGAAGGAGGATGGCATCCAGTAGCCAATCGATATTATGAAAATACATATTTTAGTCTGTATTGTGAAACATTGACTGGTAATATACATAAAGACAGCCCTTATAAATCTATAACAGAAAAGACCTGGGACCCATTGATCAAGGGGCACTTTATATTACCGTTCGGCTATCAGGGCATGATAGATCATATCAAATCATATGGATTTCTATTTCCTGATTGGATCGATTATACATATGATTACATAGAAGATAATGAGCAAAGATTCGAAGCATTTTTAGAAACTGCTAAAGAACTATTAGAATTGCCCATTGAAAGTTTGCATGAACTGTACGTCAAAGACAAAGAGATATTGGAACACAATCGTAAAGTATTTTGGGACAGACCTTATGATTCTCTGCATGATAAATTAGTAAAATTTTTCGATATAGGTAACGAAACACATTGACAAGTCCTACATAGTATAATACAATATATACATTCAATATAAAGGGCCTAACATGATTGTAGGAATCGCTGGGTTTATAGGTAGCGGCAAAGACACAGTAGCAGATTATTTGATTCGATTTAAGGGCTTTCAGCGAATGAGTTATGCTGGACCCCTCAAGGATGCAGTAGCAAGTATTTTTGGTTGGGATCGTGAATTGCTAGAAGGTAGCACACGATATAGTAGAGAATGGAGAGATCAAGTAGATCCTTGGTGGTCAGAAAGACTAGATATCAAGCATTTGACACCTCGCTGGGTACTTCAACAATGGGGAACTGAAGTGGGTCGTAGGGCTTTCCATGACGATATCTGGATCGCTAGCATAGAAAACAAGTTGCGCGGTATACGTAATAATGTAGTAATCAGTGATTGCAGATTCCCCAATGAACTTAAGGCTATCAAACGTGCAGGTGGTACTACTATACGTGTATTTAGGGGACAAAATCCCCCATGGTATGATGCTGCCGTGACATTCAGCAAAGGGTTTTATAGTCCCGGGTATAAGTCTGCTGTAGAGATATTAGAAAAGCACAATGTTCATGCTAGCGAATATAGTAGTGTGGGCTTAGAGTATGACTGTTATATCGATAATAACGGAACAATCGATGATCTACATAGGAAAGTCGATCTAATAATCAACTTGTAAGTCACCCCTCTTCCAAGTGACTCGTTGACGTTTTACTACCTCTACGCAGTTAAGACATATAGACCTTAGATTACTGAATATGGTATTTCTGAGGTCTCCGTCTATGTGAAACACCGTCATCTGTGCGGGATATATGCTTTGAAAGCCGCATATGTCACATATCGCTTTCTTCTTGTATCCTGCTCGTACCCAATTAGTAGGTCTTGCTTTAACTTTATTTTTCTTTTTGCCGCATTCATCACATATACTGCGGTAATGCTTCACCCCGTCGCGGATATAATTAATCGCCCTAGGGTTCTTGTTACATTGCTTGCATATCGGCCTAATGAGTCCCATGCATGTATTTATTAAATAACCTTCGAAGGTCTCATTGTCCTCACTTTTTTGATATCTATACTAAATAATAGTAAGCGTATTAGGGTTGTTACCCTCAAAATATAACATTATAGGAAACAATAAAATGGCACTTACATCACCTGGCGTAGAAGTTACAATCATTGACCAAAGTCAATATCTTCCTGCCCCAACAAATTCAGTTCCTCTTGTAGTTGTAGCGACAGCACAAGACAAAGCAAACCCGAACGGTACTGGTATTGCACAGGCAACAACTGCTGCAAATGCTGGTAAGTTGTTCCAAGTCACAAGTCAACGTGATCTTGTGTCACTATATGGTACACCGTTCTTCTATGAGACTGCTGATGGCACTCCAATTCAAGGTTATGAATTGAACGAATACGGTTTGCTAGCGGCATACTCATCATTGGGTGTGACTAATCGTTGCTACGTATTAAGAGCAGACATTGATTTAGCAAGTCTAGTAGGTCAGACAGGTCGCCCAACTGGCGAACCAGAGAATGGCGCTTTCTGGCTAGATACTACATCAACTACTTGGGGCATCTTTGAATGGAGTGCTTCAACTAGTTTATTCTCTAACAAACTTCCATTAGTAATAACTGATTCAGATAATTTAGTTGCTGGCAAGCCAGCAGGTTATCTAGGAAGCGTTGGCGACTATGCTGTTATTGCAATACAAAATACAGCAAGCCCAGCAAGCCCAACTGCAAGAGAGTATTTCTACAAGAATCCTAACAATACTTGGGTAGCAGTAGGTTCTATTGAATGGCAAGAAAGCGTACCTGCAGTAGTCGGTACACAGAGCAATCCAACATTGAACGCAGGTGACAAATTCAGCGTAACACTAGCAGGAGACTATCCGATAGAGTTAGCAAATGCTGAGATCATAGTACCTGGACTAGGTAATAACACAGTTCAAGGAGTCGCGACCGAGATCAATAACTTAGGATGGCAGGGTATAACTGCTTCTGTTAATAGTTCAGGTCGATTACAAATTTTCTGCGGTAATTCAGCAGGTATCAATCTAACTGCTATCACCGGTACTGTATTGGCTGATATGGGCATCACACCATCTATCTATTACCCGCCTATAGTATATTATGCTACATCAGCAGGTATGCCATTATGGGGTGCTGGACAACAAACACCTCGTCCAACTGGTTCAGTATGGTTGAAGGTAGGAGCATCAGGAAATGGTCTAGTCCCTTCAGTCAAAGAGTACGATGCAGTAGCAAGTGCTTGGAGATCTAAGAGCGTATCATTAGCAATAGGTGATGCGGCAGCCATAGCGGCGCTAGATTCAACAGGTGGCCAGGCTATCCCTGCAGGAACAGTATACGGTCAATATGATTTCAATGCTCAGTTCGATGAGAGTATGGTTTATCTATGGAAGCGTCTAGCAACTGGCCCAACTGTAGTTACAGGTACTGACACAGCACCAAGTTTTAGTACAGGCCCATATACTGCTAATGTGTATATCACTACACCAAATAGCACAGGATGGACAGGACCATATGCATTCTCATTAGCAGATAACACATTTGCTGAAGATTTCGTAGCAGCATGGCAAGCGGCAGTCATTCCGTATACAACTGCTACAGTAGGCACTGATGGTGCTATCCAGATCACTCATACACTTGGTGGTAGCATCATGGTAGATGATATCAGCCCAACAACTGGTCTAAGTCAAAACTTGATGAGTCAGGCTGGATTTGTGGCAGGAACTACAGAAGGCTGCAAGACAGGTTTCTTCATCAATACAACTTTCACAGTAGGACAAAACACTACTTCAGGTGGCGGTACTGGCGCTCAGTTCGTTGTAGACAAATTAAACTCGGCTGATATGAAGACACAGCAATATCATGTCACTGCTTTAGCAGCAGCGGGCACTGGTTACGCAGTAGGTGATAGCATCACAATCAATGGTGCTAACTTAGGCGGTACTACTGGTACTAACGATCTAGAAGTAATAGTGGCAGTTATCACTGGTGCTGGCCCAACTGGTCCTATCAGCAAGATTGCTATATCAACTAATAGTGACGGCCCTGCTCCTAAGAATGGCGTAATGTTGAGTAACTGGGTAGAATTTGACTACACAGCAAACGAAGGCGCGCCGACAGAGATTCCTGCAAACGGAACTAACTGGTTCTATAGTGTCGCTGATGAATGTGATATCATGGTAAATACAGCAGCAGGTTGGAGAGGATATCGTACAGTAAACTTCAATAGCAATGGCTTCCCACTACCAAGTGGTGCTAATACTACAGATCCAAACGGACCTATAGTAAGCGCAAGTTTGCCAACTACACAGAGTGATGGCACACCATTAGCATATGGTGATATATGGGTAGACACTAGCGATCTAGAAAATTATCCAGTAATCTTGCGTTGGCAGCAAGTTGACGGTGTTGATACATGGGTATTGATCGACAACACAGATCAAGTTTCAGGTTCAGGTATATTGTTTGCTGATGCACGTTGGTCATCAAATCAAAATACAATCAACCCAGCAAATGATCCGATTCCAACAATCAAGTCATTGTTGCTAAGTTCAAACATAGACTTAGATGCTCCAAATGCAAATCTATATCCAGTAGGTATGTTGTTGTTTAACACACGCCGTTCAGGATATAACGTCAAGCAGTGGAGAAACAATTACTTCAATTCATTGAGTTTCCCAGATCAAACGATCCCAACTATACGTAGCACATGGGTGTCAGCAAGCGGCTTGCAGTCAAACGGTGCACCGTACATGGGTCGTAAGGCTCAAAGAGCAATGGTTGTTGCGGCAATGCGTTCAGTAGTAGATACAAATACTGCTATACGTGATGAAGATAATTTCTTCAACTTGATGGCAACACCTAACTATCCAGAACTACAGCCTAACATGGTTGTATTGAATAGTGATCGCGGTGAAACAGCATACATCTTAGGTGACACTCCAATGGGATTACCTGATGATGCAACAGCAATTCAAGCATGGGCAACTAATGCTGCAGGTGCTACAAGCACAGGTGAAACAGGTTGTGTAACTCGCAACACTTATCTAGGCTTGTTCTACCCAAGTGGTATCGCACTAGACTTGAGTGGTAACGAAGTGGCAGTTCCAGCATCACACATGATGTTGCGCACATTCTTGCGTAACGATACAGTCGCTTATCCTTGGTTAGCGGCAGCAGGTACTCGTCGTGGTATCATCGATAATGCATTGAATATCGGTTACTTAGATCGTGATACTGGTGAGTTCCAAGTCATCAAGACACGTATCGGCATCCGTGATGTGTTATACATCAACTTCATCAACCCATTAGTGTTCTTCACTGGCAACGGATTGTTGAACTATGGTAACAAGACATCATTCAATAGTCAGAGTGCGTTGGATAGAACAAACGTAGCACGTTTGATCGCTTATGTCCGTCGACAGTTGACTATAGCCGCAAGACCATTCGTATTCGAACCAAATGATCAGTTGACTCGTCAACAGATTGCAGGTGTTATCGAATCACTATTTGTTGATCTTGTTGCTAAACGAGGCATCTATGATTACTTGGTAATCTGTGATGAATCTAACAACACTCCTGCTAGAATAGATCGCAATGAGTTGTGGGTAGACGTAGCAATTGAGCCTGTCAAGGCTGCTGAGTTCATCTACATCCCAGTTCGTGTCTTGAACACAGGTGAGTTGTCAGGAGCGTAATAGAAAATATAAAGAGAGCCTCGCGAGGGGCTCTTAAATTGATAAATACTTTAAAGTAGGAGAATTTACAAATGGCAACAGCCTCACAATCATTGTTCAACATGACAGTAGCATCTGATAATGCCGGTGGCAATCAGGGCCTGTTAATGCCAAAACTACAATATCGCTTTAGAGTCAACTTCTTGAATTTCGGAGTTGATGCTGCAGGCGGATTATCATTAACTAAACAAGTAGTAGACTGCACACGTCCTAATTTAACATTTGACGAAGTAACACTAAACGTCTACAACTCAAGAATCTATCTTGCTGGTAAGCATACATGGTCAGAACTAACAATTAACGTTCGTGACGATGCTTCAGGCACAGTTTCAAGAGCGGTAGGTCAGCAATTGCAGAAGCAGTTAGATTTCGTAGAACAGGCTTCAGCGGCTACAGGTCAAGACTACAAGTTCCAAGTTAATATGGAAGTGCTAGATGGCGGTAACGGCACTAGTGCTCCAGTAGTGTTAGAAGCATGGGAGTGCTATGGTTGCTTCTTAAAGGGTGCTAACTATGGCGGCATGAACTATGCTACTAATGACCCTATGCAGATCGCATTAAACATACGTTATGATAACGCAATACAATCACCGTTATCAAGTGGCGTTGGCGCAAGCATAGGTAGAATCTTATCAGGCGACAGCGTAACTGGTATCGGCGGAACAACCTAATAGTTAGGAGTTCCTGACTATGGCGGGATTCGTTCAAAACCTACTTAAGGACGCTGCCGGAGCATTCTTCGGCAGCGATTACCTTAGAGATTACACCCACGCCAGCAAGACGTTTAGGACTAATAGTTATCAAAATGCTCCTAAACTCAAATTCATATTTCATACCTACTTTAATATCAATCCAGAAGCGTGGCCAGATTCAGTAGATAAAAATATAGGCTTATTAGTCAAAGAAGTAAAACTCCCTGCATACAGTTTCAACACTGTGCAGTTGAATCAATATAATAGAAAACGCATAATACAAACTAAGATTAGATATGAACCTATAAACATAACATTCCATGATGATAATGATAACCTCATCAATAGAATGTGGTATGCTTACTACACTTACTATTACTCAGACGCAACTAAACCAACTGTATTCTTAGGCAAGAGAGGTGCTGTACCTCCCAACAATGGTCAGAGTAATTCCACACAATCAACCAATGCTGATTATGATGTATCAAACATATATGATTATAGCATTATGGGAAATGATGACTGGGGGTATATAGGCGAAACATCAACTCCTCGATTAGGACACAAAGTACCATTCTTTAAAAATATAACAGTATTTGGTTTCAATCAACATAGTTTCACAGCACATACTTTAATTAATCCAATCATCACTAATTTTAACCACGACACTTATAGTTACAACGAAGGCGGCGGCGTGATGCAAAATTCTATGACAGTTGATTATGAGACTGTCGTATATAATGAAGGCGCTATAGACGGTAGATCGCCCGGCGATATCGTTACTGGATTCGGTGATCAAGCAACATATGATAGAAGAGAAAGCCCTATACAAAAAGCAGGGGCCAATGGCACTATATTGGGACAAGGTGGACTTGTAGATGCTGCCGGTGGATTTGTACAAGACCTAGCATCCGGCAATCTCTTTGGAGCAGTTCAAAAAGCAGGCACTGCATATAATACTTTCAAAAATAAAAATCTTAAGGTTACTGCTAAACAAGAATTAGAAGGCATGTTAAGACAATCTTTAGGTGGGTTCGGTAGTCCGATAAGTACAAACAGAAATATATTGTTTGACATACCAAATAAGTCAGTCACACCATATACGATAGGAGTAGCAGGGGCGCCTACAATCAGCAACTCACCTACACCTAACCCAGTAACAGTAGTACCTGTAGCAGGACAACAGGTAAGGAAGTAATATGAGATCGCTAGTTAATGTACAAGTATCAGGTATTGATAGAACTATAAAAATCTTTGATAGTTTTTACAATCAAAGCATATCTATACCTACAAATCAATATGATATCGTATTAAGTTTTTTCAGAGATGTATGCGAGACAGACGCAATAGCACAAAATTTTACAGCATTTCTTTTTAAAGTATCACAACAATCAGGCTTAGATGCAATCGAATTATTAGAAAATATCAAAGGCACATCGAAAAACAAACTTCAGTTAAATCAAACTCTCGCATACTATCTCAATAGTTTTAAATCTAAAACAAGCCTATATGGTGTAGCGGTAATACCTAAGCCTGTACAACCAGTGGCGCGCAATGTAGTTTTATGATATGGCAAATTTTGCTCAAGGCCGTTATCACGTAAGAAATAAACAAAAGTATATAGGCAAAGGCGCGCCTAAATATCGTTCGGGTTGGGAACTAACATTTATGATGTTTTGTGATAATCACGATAGCGTCATTCAATGGGCTAGCGAGTCTATTCAAATCCCATATAGAAATCCGTTAACGGGAAAACAAACTATATACATACCTGACTTCTTTGTATTATACCAAGACAAATTGGGACAGCAGAAAGCAGAAGTAGTAGAGATCAAACCTAAGAAACAAAGCCTAATTGAGAGCAGAGTGGCTAGCGCAAAAGACAGAGCAGTGGTAGCACTTAATCATGCAAAATGGGCAGCGGCGATGGCCTATTGCAAAAGGATAGGTTGTACCTTTAGAGTAATCACCGAAGATGATTTGTTCTATAAGGGTAAACGCAAATAAATACTGCATGACTAGAAAACTTGAAGAACTGTTCAACTTGTCCCAAGACGAAGAAAAATCTGAAGAATTTCAACTTCCACCTGAGACACAAGAGATTACAGTATCAGCATTAAACAACCTTGAGAAGATAGAAAATGCTCTACCTCAAGTGCGCGGACTTGAGACGGCTGACGTAGAGATGGATCAATTAGCGGACCTAGCACAGAGTAGTTATAAAGACTTGATGGATCTAGGTATGCAGGTTGATAGCCGCTTTAGCAGTGAGATTTTCGGGGTAGCCGGAACCATGCTAGGACATGCGATTACTGCTAAGACTGCTAAAGTAAGCAAGAAACTCAAGATGATTGAGTTACAATTGAAGAAGGCAGCACTGGATCAGAAGCAGTCAAGCAAGGACAAGGAGATTGACAATACTCCTTTAGGGGAGGGTAAATCGTTAGATAGAAACGAGATACTTAAGGCACTCCTAGACAAAAAGACGGATAAATGATAAATATTAGATACGGGAATTATAAGATATGAAAAGCCTAAAACAATACATTGCTGAAAGCGTACATTTGTACGATGTTACAATCAAGATCGCAGGTGAAGTTGACAAGAACTTCTTGGACCTATTCATCTACAATCTTAAGAAGTTTGAACCAGCAGGTCCTATCACACCCAAGACACTTCCTATAGCGAAAGATGTCTATGGTTTCCCCGGAATTAAAAACGAACCAGTAACATTGTTAAAGTGCAAGTTCCGTTATCCATGCACAGAACCAATGGTTCAGCAATTAGCACAATTGTTAGGTTACAATTTGAATTATGTTCGTTTGGTTGATAGTAAGTATGACGATAGCATCAATCGTGAGCAAGAAGAATATGCTAACCAAATGGAACCAAACAACAAAGACTTTGATAAGATCAGTGGTGCAGAACAAGCAAATAAAGATTATTCTGATTCATATCTAAGCAGTATCAAAGAGCAATCAAAAGATAGTAAGATCATGATGCCGTATGCTGCCAAAGAAACACCAGATTCATTCGACCCTTTCAAGCCTTATTTAGATGATAAATCAATGGGTGATAAGAGTCCTATGACAAACATCAAACGTCCAGAAAAGCCTAAGACAGGCGCGATGGCTTAAGAGGAACCAATCATGGATTTTAGAAAATTTTTAGAGATGGTTAATGAAGAAGATGCGTATGATAAAGACGTTAAACCTTCTGATAAACCGCATGACAAAGAAGCAGCCAGTGATCGTGCCAAAAAAGCCGCACTAGCCGCTAAAGACAAAAAGAAATCATTGAAAGATTGGTTCGATATCATTGATAAGAACATGATCAATGAAGCGGAGCAATTAACTATTGAGCCTGCAAAGCAATCTACACAGGTAATCAAGCAAGGTACTAAGACATTAGGTACTGTTAGCAATCCTGCACTTGCCGCAACAATCAAATCAGCGATAGGCAAGGGCGAGATGAGTTTAGCCGGTGACGAACTTAATGAACTAAGCCCGAACACTATCAAATCAGCAGCCGCAAAGCGTGATGCGCAACAGCCTGGTCAAATGTCACAGGCTACACAACGCAAAGACATAGAGACACACCTAACTAATCGTATCAATATGAATAAGAAATTAGGTGAAGAAGAACTTGACGAAAAAGCAGTAAGCAAAGCACAGCAAAAATTCATGGGCATGGTACGTGCCGCGCAAAAAGGCGAGAAGCCTATGAGCAAAGCAGTAGCAGATGTTGCCAAGTCAATGAAAAAGGGTGATGTTAAAGACTTTGCACAAACTAAACACAAGGGTCTTCCTGAAAAGAAAAAGAAGACTAGCGAAGCAGAGATTCCAAAGTCAGGTCCTGACTATGGTGCAGGTTTAGGTGCAGGTCGCAAAGATAACGTATTAGAGGCAAAGCCAGATTTTATTGATCTTGATAAAGATGGTAACAAGAAAGAGTCAATGAAGAAGGCATCAGCCGACAAAAAGAAAAAGAAGGTAGACGAAGCAATGAATACATTAGAAGCAGCCTATCACGAAGGCAAATCACACGGATTAAGCAAGCATGGTTATGCTAGTAAATATAATGAAGGTAGTGATGAACACCGTCGTTATCACGAAGGTTATAAAGAAGGCATCGATGAGTGCTATGGCTTAATGCCAAATCGCGGCCTAGTAGTTAGCGAAGTTGAATCTGGTCAGGATGTCGTAGACAATATGGCAGGTTACGGCGCCGAAGAAGGCAGCATGGGAGAGATGGGGATGGCAGCAGATCCAGGCGCAGGTATGGCGGGCGTAGGAGAAGGTAATGCATTCACAGCCGCTCTTGCTAAAGCAGACAAAGGTGATAAGTTTTCAGTAGGTGGCAAGACATTTACTGATCGTTCAAACTATAGCGCAAAGATCGATGAATTTGCATTTGAATCCCTAGATAAGCAATTGAATGATTTGCTTAACGAAGGCCTAAGCGTAAACATGTCACAAGGTTTAAACGACGGCATGGGAGATGATTCAGTTAGTGTTTCAGCAACAGGTGATGATGCAGGCAAGTTGTTAGCATTCATCAAACAAGTTGGTCTAGGTGGATTAGGTGGTGAGCAACAAGTAGACGGTCCAGCAGAACCAGCAATGGCTGTAAGTGATTACGGTGCACCTAAGTTCAGTGGTTATGATGACAAAGGCGGCATGATGGGTCTATTGAAGGTCATGTCAGGTGGCGATGACTATAAAGATGAAGAAGGTCATGATCACGCTAAAGAAGAAACTTGCAACGAGTGCGGTGGCATGATGGAAGCAGGTCATAAGTGCGGCGAAGGTAAAGAGATGGTCGATGAAGTAGAATCAGAAGATCAGATGGAATATCAAGTTGCAGAAGATGATGGTGAAGGTTACGAGCAAGGTCAAGAAGCCGCAGCACAAATTGATTCAGCGATGGCAGCAGGTGGAACCGCAAAAGGCGGGGCGACTAACGAAGACGGTATGGAAAGCAATCCATTAGCGGCTGATGCAGTAGCATCAGCAGATGCAGCCGAAGAGGAAGAAGAAGCAATGAGCGAATCAAGAACAAGTTTCTTGAATCTATACAAGAAACTAGCATGGCTCGCTGAAGAGTCAACTAGTGAGAAGGATGACAAGGCAGAAAAGGCTGGTAAGAAAGTCGCTAAAGATATCGAACATGATGAAGGTCATAAAGGTAAAGATGACGACAAAGCAGAAAAAGCCGGTAAAGAAGTAAAGAAAGACATCGAATACGATGACAAGAAAGACAAGAAAGAGAAGAAATTAGATGAGTGGGCAAATGATGCAGGTAAAGATGGTACACAGCAGACATTTGAGCGCGATATTGAGTTCATGACTAAAGTGATTTCAGGTGGATTGAACAAGCCTAAGTCAACTGGTCAGCAAACTATCCCTGTACTTGCAGGTGATAAAGAGCGCACAGGCGATGAAGATATGTCAGAGTTCAGAAGACTAGCAGGATTAGGAAACTGATCTGCAAGTCATTAAAGTGAAGAAATACCCGACTTATGTCGGGTATTTTTTTGGCAATCGTGTTTATCCCAAACTGATAAATACTATATTAATGGTGAACTGATAAATGGCACAAAGAAACATTGACTTCGGTAGTTTTCCTGATGATCCAGACGCAGATGCGATCCGCGCCGCGTTTCAAAAGACACAAGAAAACTTCTCTGAACTATTCCAATTACAAAATTCGCAAGGCGTTCTATCTATCAATAGAACCAAGCAACCCGGCATTTCCGTCAATTCGCCTACCGGAAACATATTACTATCCGCAGATTTTAGTCGATTAAACGTCACTACTACTAGTCTAGAAATAGGGCTGGCACCCGATACATTGGGTTATGCTACTTCGGTTAATAATGCGTCACAAACCCTATATATAGATTTACGTCCGGACACATTCATAGGCAATTCGTTATACATAGGTACACCGAATGCTGCCCCTAACGTATACATAACTAACGGTAATGTAACTGCTAATAACATAAGCGTAGGCAATGTAATTGCTGCCAATAGAGCAAACATTATCGGTAATGTGATTGCTAGCAATATCACAGCAAACATAAATGTTAATACATCTAACTTGATTGCTACCGGTACTGCTAACATTACAACTGCCAACATTACAACTGTAATCGTAACAGGTAACTTAACATCAGGTAATGCGAATTTAGGAAATCTAGCCAGAGCAAATTATGTAAATGTTGCTAATGATTTAAATGTCAGCGGTAACATATCTATTGATGGTAATATAGAAGTAAGCAATGTCGTAGCAGGTAACGTTACCTTAGATGGCAATCTAAGAATATCAAATACTAATCCTGCTTATGGAGTGTTGACTGACAAGTTATATTATTCTAATGGTCAACCTTGGGACTTGCAAGAACCAGCCGGTGCTAATTTTGATATTCAATTTAATGTTAATAATCAGTTCTCGGCATCATCTAATTTAAAATTCAATCCTACAACAAATAATCTAAATGTTGTGGGTAATGTGATTGCCACGTACTTCAGCGGTGATGGTGGTGGTCTATCAAACATACAAGGCAACATCAGTTCTATCAATAACGGTAGTTCAAATGTAGTAGTAAGACCAAATGCTAATGTGACTATATCAGTTAGCGGAACTCCAAATGTTGTTACTGTTACTAACACATCGTTGATTGTTGCAGGTAGCGTCAATACTAATGACTTATATTCAAGTGGCGAAGTAGAAGCCGTAACGTTACGCGGTGACGATCTAGTAGTAACACAATCTGCTGACTTAGGCGATCTAGGTGATATAACTATCCTAGGCGGCAGTCCTAACTATACAATCATCACAGACGGTGCAGGTAACTTAAGTTGGGTACAACCACTAGTAGGTGCGACAGGTCCGATTGGTGCTACAGGATTGACAGGATCCACTGGTGCTACGGGAACACCGGGCATAAATGGCAGTACTGGTCCTACAGGACCTACTGGCGCTACTGGTATTCCTGGTGACATATATTCTACAACTAGCAGTACTTCAATTTTAATTGGTCTTGGGCTGAAAACATTTACCGTCGGTACAAATTTAGCCTATTCTTTGGCTCAAAAAGTTGTAATAGCAACTAGTATATCAGATTATATGATAGGTGATGTCCAATCATATAATTCAATAACAGGCTTGATGTCTGTAGACGTTGAATCTATATCAGGCGGTGGTACATATACATCATGGGATGTTAACTTATTTGGCGCGGTAGGTCCTCAAGGTTCTACAGGAGCGACTGGTGCTACTGGTGTAGCCGGCATAGTTGAAGGCCCTACGGCACCACCTGATACTACTGTATTGTGGTATGACACAAGCACACCCGGTATAGATGGAGTAGGCGCAACTGGCGCAACTGGTATTCAAGGTGCAACTGGCTCAGGTGCCACTGGAGCAACTGGTGTTCAAGGTGCTACGGGACTAGGAGCAACCGGTGTTCAAGGTGCTACTGGCGTAGTAGGACCAACTGGTGCAACAGGTGTAGGTGCTACAGGTATAACAGGTCCTACTGGTGCAACAGGCCCGGCTGGTTCTACATACTTACATACTCAAGCGTCTGCATCAACCACATGGACTGTCAATCATAACCTCGACGACAAATATGTTAACGTAGAACCAGTAGATAGTGCTAACGTGAGTTATGTTGGTCGTTATGATTATCCAACTATCACATTTGTTGACAATAACAATTTAACCTTAACATTCACCACTGCAGTGGCTGGATATGCTGCTATATCTTCAGGTGGTAGTATAGGTGCTACTGGTATAACAGGTGCAACAGGTCCTTCTGGTGGTCCAACAGGCGCTACTGGATTGACAGGACCTACTGGAGCGACGGGCGTAGGTGCTACAGGTATAGCAGGTCCTACAGGGGCTACTGGCGTGCAGGGCGCGACAGGCCCATCTGGCTCAGTAGCAGGATCGAACACTGAAGTTCAATTCAATGATGCCGGTACTCAAGCCGGTGACACAGGATTTACATATAATAAAACTACTGATACTCTAACAGTAGCAGGTAACATAGTAGCGCAGACACATTATATAAGAAGTGTTGCCGCTAGTGTTAGTGCGGCAGGTAGTGTGCAAGGTGATGCTACAGCATTGGCAAAAGACATCAACGTAGTAACATCAGTAAGTGCAGGACAAGGAGTTAGATTGCCGACAGCCACAGCAGGTATGGTATTGATTGTAAACAATACAAGTGTGAACAGCATGAACGTATATCCTGCGGCAGGTGCCGCAATAAACGGCCTAGCAACCAATGCGGCATACACACATGTTTCGAATGCAAGTTTACAATACTATGCGATAAGTTCAAGTCAGTGGTATACAGTCGGGGCAAGTTACTCTTGATAAAAATACAGGTAAATAAATAATAGAACATTATGGGCGTATTAAAATATTATAATGGTAGTAGTTGGGTAGAAGCGATAGTAGGAGTTCAAGGCTCTACAGGCGCTACCGGTCCTACAGGTGGCACACATCTCCATACTCAAACGACTGCATCTACAGTATGGACGGTGACTCACAATTTAGGTGAGAGATATGTTAACGTTGAACCTATTGACAGTACTAATGTCAGTTTCGTAGGTCGTTATGATTATCCTACTATAGAATTTTTAAACAATACTACACTAACACTAACTTTCACTACGCCTCAAACTGGATACGCAGCAGTATCATTAGGTGGTATGGGTGCTACTGGCCCTGCATTGCCATATAGCACTACATCATCAACCGGAATGGAGTTGGTCACATCACCGCTTGAAGCAGATGATATCACTATAGGCATGACATATAGGATTTATAATCCTGGAAATACAGATTGGGCCGCATTAGGCTCTCCTAATAACAATCCAGGAACTATATTCACAGCAACGGCGACTGGTGGTCCTTTCGACACAGGTACAGCACAAGAACTAAAATCTTGCATTGTTGATACAAGTTTAGCATACACAACTGGTCAAAATTTAGTATGTTCATATGATGTGAACAATTACATGGTTGGTGTAGTCAATAGTTATAATCCTGCTACAGGTGCATTGACGTTTTTTGCTGTAGGTGGTATAGGATCCGGTTATTATTCTGCTTGGGATATCAATATATTCACGCCTCAAGGTGCGACCGGTCTAACCGGCGCCACTGGTGCGACCGGTCCTTCAGGCCCTCCCGGCGGAACATGGTTGCATACACAAGCAACTCCTTCTACTGTATGGACTGTGAATCACAATCTAGGATCTAGGTACGTCAACGTTGAGCCAGTAGATAGCGCAAACGTAAGTTTTGTAGGTAGATATGATTATCCAGAAATCGATTTTGTTGATGCCAATACATTAACACTTACATTCACTACGGCACAATACGGCTGGGCTGCTATATCAGCAGGTGGTCCTAGTGGTGCTACAGGACCTACTGGTGCGACTGGTGCGACTGGTGTAGCCGGTGTCGCGCAAAACGTATTATATGTAAGTAAATCAGGCAACGACAGTAATAGCGGTACAGATTTGTCACATGCTAAATTAACAATCGCATCAGCGGTAACAGCAGCCAATGCACTACAAGCATTGAATCCAACAGGTATTACTTGCATATTAGTGAAAGCAGGTGATTATACTGAAATAAATCCTATGTCACTAAGCGCAGGTGTTAGTATAGTAGGTGATAACTTAAGAGCGGTCAATGTAAGACCAGCCAACCCAACACAAGATATTTTCTGGGTGCGTAATCGTTGCTATATTACTGGTATGACATTCAGAGATCATTTGACTCCTGCGGCAGCAATCGCATTTCCAAGCACTGGTGCAGGGTTTATCGTAACAAGCCCTTATATTCAAAACTGTAGCAGTATCACAACTACAGGCGCAGGCATGCGTGTAGACGGCAATCTAGCAGGTGGATTGAAGTCGATGGTTCTTGACAGTTATACTCAATTCAATCAAGGTGGATTAGGTATACACATCACTAATCAAGGTTATGCACAGTTAGTAAGTATATTCACTATCTGCTGTACAGCAGGTGTTAAGTGTGAAAATGGCGGTACTTGCTCAATCACTAATTCAAATAATAGTTTCGGTGATTATGGATTATGGGCAGAGGGTGTAGGACCTACATTATATACCGGAACGTTGGTATCTAACACACGTAGCACATTAACAGTTAGTGGATTAAGTGTACGTCCAGCAGTTAATGACGCTGTATTGTTAACTGATGGAGTCGATTCACAATATATTTTAGTACGTGAGGCTACACCACTATCATCAGGTACAAGCGTTATCACATTTAGTGAATCATTAGAGTTCACACCTACACCAGGATCTGTTAATTTCTTACAGATATCTTTGATATCAGCAAGTGGACAAACATTTGAATATGTTGGTACAGGCACTAACATATTAACTTCAACACCAAGACTAGGTGGTGTTCCTATACAAGCGAATGAAATTCGTCAGACGAATGGCGGAAGAGTAAATTATACTAGTACTGATCAATTCGGTGATTTTAGAATCGGTGACGGACTATTGATTAGTGAAGAGGCAGGCGTGATCGAAGGAGAAACTTTTGATAGAAGTTTATTCGCAGTCCTTACACCATACATATTAGCATTGGAGAATTAAACCGTGGCAAGCCCATTAAACGTATTCAAGTCAGTAGCAGCCAATATTACAACAGTGGCTACAAACATTTACACATGCCCTGCGGAAACTACAGCGATTGTCTTGCTAGCGCAAGCAACAAACATAAATGCATCTGATGACGGCAACATTACCTTTTATAGTTCAATAAACGGTAATACAGAACTAGCGAAAGACTTCACTATTCCTGTGGGAGACGCTGCGGCATTATTGTCAGGTAAATTAGTAGTTGAGGCAGGTAATAGCATAGGAGTTTATGCAAACGCAAACAGCGTTCTTAAACTAACATTAAGTATTTTAGAGACTAAGTAAAATGGCACAAGGCTCAGGAAACAACGCACGATTATTAAGTGGTAAGGTAAAGCAACAACTGCCTGATGGTAGTTTTGACTTCTTATCATTAGCAGACGCAGAGAAATACCTAGGCGTTCCTGCAGCCAACGGCTATATTTTATCAAGTACGACAACAGGTATTAGAAGTTGGGTAGCACCAGGTATGGGAGCGACAGGTGCTACAGGTGCTACAGGTGTCATCGGTGCTACTGGACCAATTGGTGCAACTGGAGTAATTGGTGCAACAGGCAATACAGGACCAACAGGTGCTACAGGCATACAAGGTAGTACAGGTCTAACAGGTGCTACAGGTGACGTAGGTCCCACTGGTGCGACAGGCGTCGATGGTGCAACAGGTATAACTGGTGCGACTGGATTAACAGGTCCTACTGGTGCGACTGGCATAGACGGAGCAACTGGTCTGACAGGTGCTACAGGAGATGTAGGACCCACAGGAGCAACAGGTCTTCAAGGTTCAACAGGTGTGATTGGTCCTACTGGTGCGACAGGCCCGGCGGGTGCGACAGGCCCGGCGGGTACTAGTGTTACAATCATAGGAAGCGTTCCTACAGTAGGTGGTGATCCTCAAGCAACTCTTAACGCGGCATTTCCTAGCGCAGTAGATGGCAATGGTGTAATAGATGAATTAACTGGTGATCTGTGGGTGAAAGGCGGCGGTGTTTGGAGCGATGTAGGTAATATACAAGGTCCACAAGGCACTACTGGTCCAACAGGTGCTACTGGCGTGACTGGCGCTACAGGAGATGTAGGACCCACAGGAGCAACAGGCGTTGTTGGAGCCACTGGTCTGACAGGTGCAACTGGATTGACTGGACCAACAGGTGCTACAGGTGTTGTTGGAGCCACTGGTCTGACAGGTGCAACTGGATTGACTGGACCAACAGGTGCTACAGGTGTTGTTGGAGCCACTGGTCTGACAGGTGCTACAGGAGATGTAGGACCAACTGGTGCTACGGGCGTAATAGGTACTACGGGTGCTACAGGTGTTATAGGTCCGACAGGTGCTACTGGTGTTGTTGGAGCCACTGGATTGACGGGGCCAACAGGAGCCACTGGTGTGACTGGTGCTACTGGCGCCGGCGCAACTGGTCTAACAGGCCCAACAGGAGCAACCGGCGTACAAGGTGCCACTGGTCTAACCGGTGCCACTGGTCTAACAGGCCCAACAGGAGCAACCGGCTTGACAGCGATAGGTGGTGCCTATGTACATACTCAAAGTTCAGCGGCTACTACTTGGACTGTAGTTCACAACTTAAACAGTCAGTATGTTAATATCGAACCAGTAAACAGCACTAATCAATCATTTGTTGGTCGTTATGATTATCCAACTATAGCATTTACTAATGCAAATGCAGTAACATTAACGTTTAGTTCAGCACAAAGTGGTTATGCAGCAGTGACATCAGGTGGCGGCCAATTAGGTTCTACAGGTGCCACTGGTATACAGGGCGCAACAGGTGTAACCGGTGGTGCTGGAGCAACTGGATTGACAGGGTTAACAGGTGCCACAGGTGTTATAGGCCCAACAGGTGCTACAGGTGTGGAAGGCGCAACTGGACCTCAAGGTGCGACGGGCGTAGGTGCTACTGGATTGACGGGTCCCACTGGTGCGACAGGCGTTGCATCAACTGTGCCAGGACCAACGGGTGCTACTGGTTTGACGGGAGCGACAGGTAGTCCAGGTACTGCTGGTGGCAGTAATACACAGATTCAATTTAATGATACTACTGCGTTCGGCGGTAGTGCTAACTTAGTATTTGATAAGACTACTAACAATTTGACAGTTACCGGTAATATCATAGTAAACACAGGTACATTAACTGTAGCAGGACAAACTAACGTAGGTAACTTAGGTACTACAGGAAATGTTCTTGCTAGTGCTAACATTGTAGGTGGTAACATTCGTTCTAACGGTTATGTTATTCGTTCAACCGCAACTGGAATAACTGCGGCTGGATCATCACAAGGTACTGCTACAGTATTGAGTAAAGAATTCAACGTTGTATCTACTGTAAGTTCAGGACAAGGTGTCATATTACCTACAGCAGTTGCAGGAATGGCTATAATCATAACCAACACATCAGCCAATAGTTTATTGGTATATCCACACAGCGGTGGTGATATAAACGGCGCTGCCGCAAACGCAGCATATTCACAAGGTCCAGGATCTACATTACAATATATCACACCTAATACTACTGACTGGTATACAGTTGGGGCAACATACGCATAATGGGGGTAACATATGAGTGCTCCTAAGTGGATCACACCAGCAGGATTAGTAGGAGTTTATCCCGCACAAATCGTAATGTCTCTACAATTAGAAGCAGAGGCAATACTACCTGCGACTACAGTGAGTTATAAATTATTGAGCGGCGCCCTTCCTGACGGTATGTCTTTACGTATTGATGGTTTGATATCAGGTTTACCTGGATTAGTATCCTCTGATACTACAAGCATATTCGTGATAAGAGTAACAGACAACTTAGGTAACTTAAGTGATAGAACTTTTAGTATTAGGGTGTCAGGTGATGCGCTACCTACATTTAGCACTCCTGAAGGATTACTATTAACTACGCAAGACAGTATATGGCAAGAGATTGCTATATCTTATGACAATCCTATACCCACGAACCCAGTAAACATAAGAGTATTGCAAGGTTCATTACCTCCCGGTCTTGAGATAAACGAAGCCGGCTTGATCAGAGGTTATCCAGAACCTCCTATAAAGATTGTAAACTTGCCTGAAGTAACAACTTTCGTTACTGCTACAGATGCGACTAATAATTATATCACAGTGATAGGTACTAATGGTTTTGTACAAAACAGACCTATCTCTTTTTCAGGAACACCTATAGGCAATCTAAGCACTACTCAAGTTTATTACATTAAGTCTGTTATCAATGCGACACAGATAACTATCAGCACTATACCAGGTGGTGATGCTGTTACATTGACTACCGGTACAGGTTTTATGAATGCTACATTACCTGAGACTGAGATAGGACAACCCACAAAAAGACAATATAGTTTTACTCTACAATTAACTAGCCCCTTAGGTAATGATTCGGCATTCTATTCTATAGTGGTTATAAATCAAAACTTATCTATCGTTGAAGGCGGCCCGGGCAAATTAGCAAATACTAGAAACCCTACAGTCTATAATACTAGACCACCTACATATGACATCGCAGGTACTGAAAATTTTGGTTACTATGTGCTACCACCCGATCCAATTGTTACGGGTATGACTTATCCTCCTACTGCCAATGCATATATAGGACAGTTCTTGTCAGATAACTATTTTAGTTTTAAAATATTAGGCCATGACTTCGACGGCACTGATTTACGTTATAGTTTTGCAGGAGCACCAAGTTGGATGACTGTGGATACTGATACTGGTTGGGTATATGGAACTCCGTCGATACCGGTAAATCATATACAAGAGTACGGTTTCACAGCACAAGCGATTAAAGTTAGCGACTCTAATTATTCTAGCCCTGTATTTAAATTCACATTAAACGTAGCGAATAACATCACCGGTGATATTATATGGGTCACTGATAGTGATCTAGGTGTCATGGATAATGCTACAGTCAGCGATAAAAAGATAGAAGCCAATTGTGATGTCACCTTATCATATCAATTGATAAGCGGTGAGTTGCCTCCTAATTTGTCATTTAAATCAAATGGAGAAATAGATGGTGTAGTAGCATATCAACCTACAGATACGTATCAAGAGAAAAATGATACTGCTACATATACGTTTACTATTCGTGCATATTCGCAATCTATTCCATTAGTAAGCAGCACAAAAGAATTCACACTAACTATCAAGCAGACATATGATATACCGACGGACAATCTTTATATCAAATGCACACCTAGCATTGCTGACAGAGAAAAGATAACAAGCTTATTAGATAATACTGAACTGATACCTACTGAATATCTATTCAGACCTGATGATCCTAACTACGGCAAAGCGAATAACATTGTATATGCACATGCTTATGGTGTATATTCTAGTGACATCAAAGAATACATTGAAGCGGTTAAGAAAAATCACTACTGGCGTAATATAACATTAGGTGAATTGAATACTGCTATAGCAAGAGATGAAAACAATAATATTTTATATGAAGTATTATACAGTACCGTTATAGATAATCTACAAAAATATGAACCTGCTATGGGTGGACATCATTCAAGTGATTATGATTATAGATATAGCGAAAGCGTAAGTGAAGAAATATTCTGGCCTAGATTCATAGATTTGAATCTAGGACCATGGTATGCAAGTAGTAATGATATCTATACAAGTTACATCTTCAATCAAGAGGCTGATCTTATCACAAACTTTAGAATGTTTGATTTGCTGACACAAACAGGATTACCGTTATTATTAAATGGTGGTGTTCCTACATTCTACACTAGTTTGACTCCCGGATATGCTAGAGTATTATATCCTAACAGTTTAGAAAACATGCGTAAGCGTGTAGAACAAGAACTAGGCGCGGACTATAATTTCAAGTTACTGCCATTATGGATGACAAGTCAACAGATAGACGGAAACACATTAGGATTTACCCCTGCTTGGGTTATTGCTTATACTAAGATTCCAGAACCTATAACAATAACTGCTATAGAAACATCTATCGCTGACAATACTATCAAAGTATCAAACACAAGCGATATATTAGTAGGTGGTACTATAATATTCTCTAATGATGTGTTTGGTGGTTTGCAACCAAATAAAGTATATTATGTCATTGAAGTGTTGAGTGGTAATAAGATCAAAGTAAGCACTACCAAGGGTGGTTCTTCAATAATACTTAATGACGGTGAAGGATCAGTATCAGCAGTATACGATGCTATATCCTATGCTAATGTCATCAAGGATAACATACAAAATGATTGGCCTTTTGTTCTAAATCAGATTAACTTCCAGATCGATAGATTCTCGGTGAGCAAGACATTGACATATAATTATGATACATTATTAGAAACTAAGTCATGGACTAGGTATCCTTCAGCGACACCGGTGCCCGACCCTGTAGACAGTCAGGACTTTTATGTGTTATTCCCGCAGAAGACGATACTGCCTAACAAGACACAATATAAATTATAGGGTTTTGAGGATACATAAATACAATAGGATAACGAAACGATATGAGTACGATTAATACAAACAGCATCGATGCAAATTACCCAATTCCTGGACAGAATAATAGCACCCAGGGATTCCGTAATAACTTCGCCACCATCAAAAACAACTTAGGTATTGCTGGGTCTGAGATCACTGATCTTCAAAACAATGCTGTATTAAAAGCACCATTAGCCAATACTTCATTAAACAATGACATGGCTAATGCACTCATATCTAATGCTAGCGTTTTAGGTTTTCGCTCTACTACGTATAATTTAGGTAATGCCCTCACTAATTTAGTGACTGTGGACTTGTCACTGGGCGATGTGCAGTATGGAAATCTATCAGGAAACGTTTTACTACAATTCGGTAATTGGGCTCCTACACAAACACAAAGCAACGTCACACTACAGATAGGACGTCCTAATGCTCAAGCAGACTTCTCTATCACGTTCCCAGCAGAAGCAGTCTTTGAAAATAACTATGGTTGGACATTGACCGAGAACAGTTCAAATCCAAATGGCGCTGTCACATTGAGTTTTCCTTATGATGTGACACAATTAAATCTATTAGTATCAAGCGTAGATTGCGGCAATACATTATATGTTCAGCCTATCAATAGACCTATGCAGACTGCACAAGTTCAGAAAAGAACTCCGCCAACAACTGGTCAGTTAGGTGATGTTATAGGCACTGTCTGTGTCAGTGACTTAACAGCGTCTACATTAGATATCACTACATCTACTGCGACTGATTACTTAGTAACCACTAGTACAACTGCACTATATCCCGGCATACCTGTAGTCTTCACAGGTAATAGTTTTGAACCAAACATTGTGTCTGGTGCTACTTATTACGTAAGCAATGTCGCGAACGCTACTCATTTCAAAATCTCATCTGATTTTCAGGCTGCAAGTAATATAAATCTTGTAGGCGGCACAGGAAACTTTACATTAAATCCTGTAAGTTACATGTTTGTTGCTGTGGATAATTATTCAGGAAATAGTTTTGACAAGAACGTTATATCAACAACAAGCCCTAACGTTATCGGTGTCGATCCTGCTTCGGGTATGACTCACATAGCAGTCAATTATCCTATCATATTCACTGGCGCCGGTACAGCCAATGCTAATGTCACAGCCGGCGAAGTATATTATGTAAAGTCAGTATCTGGCACTAGTATTACTATCAGCAAAACTATAGATAATGGCATTGCTGGTCCAACATATGAAGGTGTATTGACTCACATTCCTGATTCTTCTTATCCATTAGACTTTACGGTTTATGAAGGTAAGAACATATTCAGACAGATACCGTTGATACCTGGTACAGAGACTACGACTAGCGCGGTCATTCCTAATATTGCTGATATACGTATCGGTGGTGGAGTGAATGGTTATTTCTTGGTCACAGATGGCACCGGTAATCTAGCATGGTCTGCTGGTGGCGGATCTGGTAGCGGGGTGGTTGCTGGTTCTAACACGCAAGTACAATTTAACAATGCAGGCACTTTCGGTGCGGCAGCAGGCTTCACATATAATAATGTTACTAATGTTCTGTCTGTTCCCGGTAACATAGTATCCGGTGGTACATTACAAGGTAGTAATATTAATGCTACAGCAAACCTATCAGTCACAGGAACTGCAAACCTATTAGGTAATGTCAACATAGGCGGCAATACATTAGTAGGTAATTTAACTTCAGGCACACAGATTGTTTCTAACGGCAATGTAATCGCAAATGCGATATATGCACTGAGCCTAGTCAGTTCAGCAAATGCAGGTATCTTCGGTAACGTCATAGCAGGCACTGCTAATATAGCAGGTGCAGTTAATTGTGTAGATGTTATTGCTAACGGAAATTCAATATTCGGCAACATAGAGGTATCAGGGCAAGTAGCAGTCACCGGTAATATATTCTCAAATGCTAATATATTGGCAAACGGCTTCTACGTATCAGGAGTCACTACAGGTATCGTAGCGACAGGTAGCACACAGGCTGATGCTGCCAATCTACTAGCATCCATCAATATCGTACAAACCGTTACTAGCGGTAGCGGTGTTAAATTACCAGCCGCTCAGGCAGGTTTAAGAATCATCGTAAGAAATATCAATGCTACCAACGCACTAAAGGTATATCCTAACACTGGAGCAAGGATAGACTTATTGGCAGTCAACACAGCATACTCATTACCAATCAATACTAACATAGAATTGTATTGCGCAGTGGGCGGTGCGACGGGCCAATGGTATATATTATAATGTATGGAACACCCATTCATTAACGATCTCTCAGATAAAACAATAGAACAGTTGCAAGACACGATTTCTAGTTTGCACCAAAAGTTAACCTTCGCATACAGAACCGGTAATGGTCCATTGATACATCAGATAAAGATGGTAATTGAAAGTTATCGATCTGAGTATCAAAAGAAGATCAATGAAATGATCAAGAAACAAAATATCGAAGGTCAAGTGAGAATCACTAAAGAAGGTTGATATGTCAAGTAAGATACAAAAAGAGTTTACGTTTATGACTGCTGTGCATTTCGGCGACAAGTATATGGTAAACTTATATGAGATGACTGCTATAATGACTATTAATACATTAGACGCTAACGATCAAAATATAGCAGTAGAAAGAATAACTCATTTTATAGGTAGTGTTATTGAAGATTGTATATTCGTCTGTGACAAAGAGAAAGATGCTATAGACAAATATAACAAAGCGGGTATGAAGGTTTGCCTCGTACCTGAAGAACCATACGATCAAATCGTAGGTTTGATATTGATGAATAAATGCAACGCTATCATGGAAGAGAGAATCATTATGACTGATATCGTTTTTGGTAGCAAACTAAGCAATCTCATCAAGTTTGAATTATCAAATGAAACCGCAGAAGCAGAATTTAGCGGTAATCACTGGTGGAACACATCCACTATGTGTGTGCAGATACAAAAAAACAAAAAGGATAAGATCGTTAATTTATTTGACCATAAATCTGATGATTGGGCAGAGTTAGAGTTGACTTGGACGGGAAAATAGCGTATCATTATAAGATGCGCAAAGATGTCTATGGTCAATTGATATATGATGAGAATGATCTCTGCGACCTTTACCTGAAAGATCCCGAAAAAAAGTTATATAGAGTTTTATTGGAATCGGAAGTACTGTTTCCTGAAGTTTTAGATTTAGTAGAAGTACCACAATTTATACAT